CAAATTAGGTTTCTGAATTTAGAATCACAAGTGTATACTATTGAAAATGTTAGTGAACAAGAAATTGGGGGTCAATCAAAAGTAGTATTACAATTGGATAAAGCAATAAGTAGTGCTGTAAACCTAGATTTCTTTTTAATAAGAAGGTTTAAATCCTCAAATAATTTTATTATATTAAACCAACAAAAACCATATGGGGTACCACCATCAGCATCAAGCTCACCTGGTATACTCCAAACCCAGTACCAAAACAAAGAATTAGATACAAATCCAGATAAGGTAATTACCAATCTTATCGAAAGAAATTTAATATAAACATATTTATAACATATAAT